TAACAACAATAAAAACACAAAAAAAATGACTAGAAAAGTTACGGGAGATTACATTATAGATTCAGACAATTACCAAATGGTAGTGAGTTATGTTTATTATTACGAATGCGAACTTTACGAAAACAAAGAAAGCAGAGAACTAGAGGTAGTAGAGGTTTGGTTGCAATCTAAGGATAAAAACGGAATTTTTGTAGCTACTGATATTACAGACTTGTATTGGGATTTTATAGAGGCTGATTTTATAGAAGATATAGAAAAAGAGGCACACGAAAAGGTAATAATATAATTTTTAAATATTTGATTTTAAAAAAACAAGACAATGAGTAGAAGTTACGACCAATGGAAATTAGAAGCACCTGAGTACAATGATGATGTTACATCTTGTTGTGGTGCAGAAGAACATAGCACAATGATAGATGATGAATTAGTATCAGTATGTACGGAATGTGATAGTGCATATCCTGATATGATAGAACAATTTGAATATGATGAAAGATTAAGAGATAGATACTGCGAATAAGCTAGGGGTACTAGGGGGGGGTAGGGGGTAATCGTTCTTATTGTACTCGAAAATGTAATGAGCAAAACCAAAATCCTCCTACCCTTACTACCTTAATAATATAAACAATGAATAAGATAATTAAAAGAAATAAACTAAAATACTTATTGCATAAGCTAAAACTAAACAATAAAATGTTTTTTTTGCAATATGAAAAAGAACTTGGAGAACGAACTGATGCACTTTGTAAGACAGGTTTAAAGGCATTTAAGCAAGGTTTGGATAGAAGTTATAATGAGAGCGAATATAATTCGTTAGAAGTCTTTAATATAAGCAATCAGTCGTTTTTACAGCTTAACATAGATGATATAGTTTATATAAGATATAATGAAAAAAGATATTTCTTATTAAGAGATTAATTTTGTTTTGTTTTTCAATTTTGTTTGGAAAATTTGTTTTGTGAATTGGAGTAGATTAATTTCTACTCCTTTTTTTTGCCCTGAAACTGCCCTGAAACTGCCCTGAAACTGCCCTGAAACTGCCATAGGTATTTTAGATTCTTACCTTATGGGGTGCGATCCCCCCCCCTCCCCCACCCTATCGCATTGTTGATAACTTGTTAATAACTTTTTGCTTTTTTTCTTGTGACATTAAAAAAATTTGTTATTTGCGTGTACTTATATTGGAAAGTTAAATTTTTAAAAAAAAAATCATTTTTTGTTAGGATATTAAAAAAGAATGTGTAAGGAGTTAAAGTTTTTTAAATTTGTATTAATTTTTTTATATATTTGCCAAGCAATGAGAGAGAAATCAATCAAGCACCTTATTTAGAATGGTTCTAAATAACAACCAAAACAAAACAAAACAAAATGTTAAACTTTAACGAAACACTAGAGAAAATCCAATTATTAGTAAAAGGATACGGAATAAACAATAATACGATTGAAGTTGATTTTATCAATGAAAAAATCTATTTAACAGATGCAACAAGTGGTTTTTTAAAATTACTTTATCAAGATAAAAACACTTGCTCAAGTTTACACAATGGAAAAATACAAGTTCAATTTTTTTCTACAATAAACTAAAAACTAATTTAACAGGGGGGAAAATATCCCCCCCCTTAAAACAAACTAATTTAATACTATTATGAAAAATTACACAATAAGCGAAAGACTAAAATTAACACTAGAAAATATAAAGCACCAAGATAATATAGCTTATTGGGACGACCTCGAAAAATTAGAGGAGGTATTCGAAAGAGTACAAAAACTAGAAAAGCACTTTGATGATTACCAACAAATTATTCAAAGAATAGCACAAGACGATATAAAAAAATCAATTTAATTTAATACTATTATGAAACTTTACACGAACCCCAAACACCTAGACAGACCAACAAAAAAAGTTAATTTAACGGACGTAATTTTGTTACTATCCTTTACAATTATTTTCATTTTACCATTCATTAACGCATTAATTAAAACAAACTTTTAAAACTATGGAAAATTTAAATTCAGGAGGGGGATATATCAACCCCCTGAGCGTATTAAAATCAAAAGCAATAAGAACCCCGTTAAAATTTTACACAATACACAACGAATGCGTTAATAAAGCTGAAACTATCGAGCAACTAAAAGATTATTTAAGTTGTAACGATAAAGAGAAATTTGATAAAATATTTAAAGATGAGGAAACTAAGTAGTTATAAACTAAAAAAGATTAGCAAAAATCTCGATTATTTTTTTAATCTTGCAACAAATAAAGAAATTAAAGAGGGTAAAGAGTGGTATAAGGTAGCGAATAAATTTTGCATAGATACGGCTAATAAATACGACACAAGCCCGTTTATCGTTGCATCTATTGTATCGGCACTAAGTCCACACAACAAATGGAGTCAGAACCTAAAAGATACTACAAAAGTATTGCAAGCAATAAAAGACGGCAAAGAACCCGAACAAATAAAAGTTTGTACCTTTCATAAGAATAAATTTAAGGCTTTTAACATTGCAAAAGGATTGCAGGAAATAAACAAAGATAGTCCCAAAACCTACAATTTTGTCAATAATATTGCTCACCTATCTAATAAACATTTAACGATTGATATTTGGCACTTGCGCGCCTGTTTAAGGCAGTTTAAAAGCATTAGCAACGCCCAAGTTGGGAAAGTTGCCTACGAGCAAATTAAGAGCCTAACAATTAAAAAAGCTAATAAGCTAGGATTAAAAGGTTACGAGCTACAAGCGATAATTTGGTTATCGGCTCAATCTAACATTAACAAATTAAAATAACAATACAATGAAAAACAAAAAAGAAAAAAAACTATTTAAAATAAGTGTTAAGCATAATCCTTTCCATTCCTACTATTTTAAAGAAACAATAAAAGCCGTTTCTTTTCGAGGTGCTGAACAAACAAAAGTTTACAAAAGATATTTAAAAGGCTTGGATCGTGGAAGGTATACCAATATCATGTTAGAAAGATTCTAAAAAATGAAAGTACCATTAACATTTATTTTATTAGCTATATTAATAAGTTTTTGTAGCTAAAATCTAATCTAATTACTAACAAATCAAGCCCCTTTTTTAGGGGTTTTTTTTTGTTTATAATTGTAAAAATATATTTGATTTGCTGCTGCTTTTTGTAATTGGTCGAATATCTTGCAAAATTTCTTTATTTACACAAACTTTTTACACATAAGTTACTAACATTTGCCGAAATCGTGTTAAAATTGTTGAAAAACTAGATATTTTTAAGAAAAAAATACCGTCAAATTTGCGTTCTACCTACTATTGCCAACCCTATATAACCACTAGAATTTTAAATCCAATTTTATATACTAATTAGGGTATTATATTTGTTGTATGATATTGTATGATTATGTATTGCTTTGGGGTGCGTTTATTCATCGTTGCAAAACATCCGTAAGTTAGTAAAAAGTGTAAAAAGTATTTACGCAACTTTTGTGTAAAAACAGACCCCCATATTACACAAAAAAAATTTTAAAAGTCTATTTTATAGATTTAAGGGTATGTGAAGGGTATAGTGTACCCTATATAATAAAGATAAAGCTATGGATAAGGATATAGTTATAGTTTTACATTATTTTTGTATATTTGTAATATGAATGAAGATGATGCAAAGAAAGAAATGGATGGTAAGACATTGCCAAAGCGAACTTTCGGAAACCATAATGCTGTCGGTAAACAAAAAGGTAGCATAAGAAAGAATACCAAAATAACAAGAGAAATACTTGCCAATGCGTTAGCAGGGCAGGAGGTTAATGTTCGTGATGCTTTGGAGAAACTAGCACAGAAGAATCCCGAAGCATATATCGGTGCAATCGCTAAGCTGCTTAACTATGCAATGCCTAAGCTACAATCGACAGAGATTACAGCACAGAGTAGTAAAAAAATAGAAATAAATTTAGACAACAATATCAGTATTGATGACCTAAAAGCTAAAATGGAAGCGTTGGAAAGAGAAGATGATATTGAGGATATAGAATTTGAAGATTTAGATGGATAAGGCTACTAAAAAACAAATGCTACAAGCAATGGAAAAAGCCATTTGCGAGAAGTCCTTTTACGAGTTCTTCATTAAGGCTTTTGTTATAGCAGAGCCATCTGTTCCCCTATCAACAAATTTTCACCATAAATACCTTTGCGATATTCTACAAGGCGAAGCCGAAAGGATAATTGCAGGTAGAGAAAAGGATAAGGACATAATTATTAATATTCCTTTCCGTAGCACGAAGTCATTATTGGTAACAGTTCTGTTTCCCGCTTGGTGTTGGGCAGTACATCCAAAGATGAGGTTTATTACAGCATCTTATTCTGCGGAGATTAGTATTGAACACGCAACAAAGTCGAGAGATATAATAAATAGCGAATGGTATCAAAGTCATTGGGGAGAAAAATATCAAATTAAAAAAGACCAAAACCTAAAAGCTAGATACGAAAATACTTTTCTAGGAGTTAGGAGAGCAACATCTGTCGGAGGTTCGGTAACAGGACAGGGGGGAGATATAATATTAGTCGATGACCCTACATCTCCAAAAAACGCTGCATCGGAAACAGAAAGAGATAATGCGAATGAATGGTATAAATCAACTCTATACTCAAGGCTTAACGAACCTACAAAAGGAGTTAGGATAATTATTATGCAAAGAGTACACGAAGACGACCTAAGCGGTTATCTTCTATACAACTCTCCTGACAAGCATCAGCATATATGTATTCCTGCTGAATTGTCTGACGACCTAAAACCTAAATATCTTGCCGAACATTACGAAGATGGCTTGTTTTGGAAAGAAAGATTCTCTAAACACATACTTGATGACTATAAATCAGCTTTAGGCTCTTATGGATATGCAGGACAGCTACAACAGCGACCTACACCTGCCGATAGCGGTATGATACAGAAAAATTGGTTTAAGATTGATGATGAGAAAGTAGATGATGTAGTAAACTTTGTTATTGACCCCGCATATACTGCAAGTCAGAAAAATGACCCGTCAGCATTGATGGCTTATACATTTAAAGACGGAAAGTGGCAAATAAGAGAAGTTCAGAATGTAAGACTTGAATTTCCCGACCTAGTTAAGCATATTGGCAAGTTCGTACACAAAAACGGATATACTAGCCAATCAAAAATATATGTAGAACCAAAAGCAAGTGGTAAATCAATAGTTCAAACCCTAATAAGAGAAACAGGATTGAACGTAAAAGAAGACAAACCACCAACAAAAGATAAAGTCGCAAGAGTACAAGACATAAGTGCTACCTGCGAAACGGGCAGAGTGTCTTTGCTAAAAGGACATTGGAACGAAGAATTCTTAATGCAATGTCAGCAGTTTCCTGCTGCAAAGCACGATGATATGGTAGATTGCCTTGTAATGGCATTAAATCATCACTTTAAGGGCAATAATGTAGTATTCTTTGGCTAGATAGGCTATAAAATTGAAAAAATACGAAAATTGCGTAATTATTAACAGAACTATTAACAAATTTGCAACTATGACTAAAATTGATGGTGTAAGCGAGAAGCATACGAAAATCTTAACAGATTACTTGACTTTTGTAAAGAAACAGCTATACACGGTAACTGAACATTGTGATAACGGTAAATATCACGATTTTGAAGAAGTTTTAGAAGATATTGTGTCATATTATGTTGATTTCAAGAAATACGCTGTTCACGATGAGCAAAGTATGGAAGAATGGATTTATATGTTGCCAAATTTGACAATGTACTCATTTATGGGGTTCTTGGCGGGTATTAAAAATAAAAGAAATATTCTAGTAGTGGATAAAGTTTGTGAAAACATAATGTTATCGACTATGGAAGCAATAGGTCTTATATCAGATGCCGTACAAGAAGAAAAAGAATTAAATATATAATATGTTAAACTTAACAATAAACAAAAAGAATTATAGTATTCCGAATGAGTGGTCTGAAATGACTTTAGAATACTACTGCGGTATATTTGAGATATTAAAAAAATATCAGCGTAGTGAAGAACAACAAAAAGAAGATGAGGGGAAAGACCTTTTGAAATACTTTTTTGTACAAGAAACAAAGATGTATCGTGAACTTTTTGTTTATATGACAAAAATTGACAACGAAATAATAGATAAAGTTCCAATTAGCGACATAGAAGCTGTAATGCAATGCCTAGACAACATTATGGACGAATATAAGCCAAAAGGAATTACACATTTTGAGTTAAACCACGAAATATACTATTTTCCAATGGATTTTCTAAGAACAGGAACTTTTGGGGAGTATATTGAATCAAGTCAGCTAGAAATGAACACACAGTACCTAAAAAATGGTAGATTTGACATTTTACCCGAACAAATGGCTATTTTGTGTAAAAAAGTTGATGAAGAAGTAGATTTAGATAATATTGACGAGAAAGCAGAGCTTTTTAAGAAATTAACAATGGATGTAGTTTGGGAGTTCAGTTTTTTTTTGAACAAACGAACAATAACATCAGCAAGTCTTATCCAAACCTTTTTAGGGGAGGAACTGACAATATAGCTGTTGCGAAAGCAAGTAAAATTATGAAGCCATTTGGTTGGTTAAATACTCTTTACGACTTAGCAATAAGCGGTGTTTTTACTAAAAATGGTAAAGATGCAATACAAAGCGTTAAAGATGAAAAGTTGTATAAGGTATTTACTTTTATGGCTTGGAAAACAGCTAAAACAGATTATGAAATAGCTGTAAACAAAGAACAACAGAAAACAATAAAATAATGGCATTTAAAAAGCTAAGAGAAATAAGAGATAGGTTTGAGCAGCAATGGATAAATGGTGGTTTTATTTTTGGTTATGAGAATGAAATAAACGAAAACCATAATAACGACTACCCATTGCTTGTTGCTTTACCTCCAATATCAGAGCTTCCTGAAACAGAGGGTGGAAGTAAAGAGGACTACACTTTCGAGTGTTTAATAGTAAAACCATACTTTCAAAATCAGACAGGTTCTCTTGATGTAGTGTTTTCACTACTAGAGCAAGAAGCATTGACTTGGTTGCAAAGAGTCTTAGACAGCTACCCAAATAAAGAAGTAATTTTAAGCCCTAACAGTATATCAGTTGAACGAGAAAAAGAACTATATAATGACAAGTTGATACAAGTTAGGCTTACTTTTACTCTTAATGCTTTCTCACATCACTTCTCACACTATGACGACATATCTATTACAAATCTTAGCCCTAGAGTTTGGTTGAGGTCTGACTTAGGTGTTAAAACGCAGATGTTTGGAGGAAACGAAGTTGTTAAAAGGTGGAAAGACCAAAGTGGTAATTCTAACGACTTTGTACAAACAACCTCAACAAAACAGCCGTCTTACGAATATGAAGACACTACGAATGGCTATCCTTATGTAAGTTTTGACGGAACAGATGATTTCTTGCAATGTGTAAACGGAGGTATAAGTGAAGATGGACGTGGTATATCACACGACCACACGATATTTATAGTTCCAAAGGTTGAACAAGATGCGGTTAGTGGATATATATTAACTAAAGATGGTTCATCAAGCAATTTACCTAGATTTGTTATTGAATCAAGAAACACGGGTAGCTTTAATGCGTTGAACTCTACATACTCAGATGATGATACGGATGTTGCACAAGCAGTAGGAACAGACGACCTGAGCGATACAGCCGTTTACGCTATAAAATTTCACAACAAGGAAGTTAAAGTTTTTAGAAACGGAACTCAAGTTTATCACGATTCCGCAAATCATTTTGACAGTTTTGATAATTATGATAATACTAGAGCTATGGTTATGGGTGCTAGTGAATTAGGTTTAAATAAATTTTTAGCGTTTAAAATGCAGGAAATGATAGTCTTTAACGATGATTTATCAGAAGAACAAATAACAAAAGTAAGCACATACTTAAAACATAAATACAACATATAATGGCAGCATCAGAACTATTTTCACAACCATCTAGCGGGATAACATCTGTTCACGAACCGATAAAATACTCGTACAGAATATCGTCAGACACTAACTTAGAATACAAAAGTGCTATATTTCAGATAACACCTAGAAATCCTTACACAAATACTCTTGAAACAGATAAGCAAATTAAAATAAGGGTTCAGCCTAGTTTATCAATACCAAACATTGCATCAACATCAGGGGGTAATGTATCAACAACACACGATTTTTCTTTGGATGTAAGCAGCATACTAAGAGATTTTGTTTCTTACAACATAAGACCGTGTACTCAAGATACAAGTAGTGGAATAACTAGAGATATAACTCAATCTACTCCATCTACAAATATGTTTGTAAAGTATGCACTAACCGTTATAGCAGAGAAAATAGATGCAGACGGTGCTTTAATAGAGGATGCAACTCTTAATCAAAGCGTAGATGTTACAAACAACGCTATGGCTGCAAATGTAGCTCTTTCTGACGAAGAACTAAACAGTCTTACTCTTGCGAACACACTTTTAACGGGCAGTTCGTCTAACGAACAAAATAGTGCTTTAGATAAAGCATTTACACATAGCTTCTCAAACAAGACGGGTAGAGTAAAATATCTTACATTAAAGCCAAATCATAGAATAATAGGTGTTGATGAATGTGAATATGTTTCTATGATAGCGGACAATGCAAGTGGCGACCCAATAGTTCAGATACAATTTACATTAAAAGATGGAAGCATACTTCAAGATGGTCAAGGAAACACACTAAACTTAAATATAGACTATTCCGCTCAAGGGGATGGAACTTATAGTAATGCTACGATTTTTGCTTGGGGAGGTGTTGAAGCTGACAACTCTTATGGAAACAACACTATTACTAGAGGTGTCTTTCAGTTTGGAGTAGGAACAAGGAACATAAAAGAAACTTTTATCGGTTGGACTTCAAGAACTGAAGACGGAAAACCCCCAATAGGAGATTGGTCTAATATAGCTTCATACACAGTTTATACAAGAAGTACGGGCGGCTCTATTGCTGCAATAGGACAAACACTAACTTATCACATAGATCACGATTCAGAAATGAAAAGGTATTTTGGTAGGTCTGTAAGATTTCATTGGCAAAGCAGACTAGGAGGTATTGACAGCTATACGTTTGACAATATGTCCTCAGAAAGCATAAGCGTAAAGTCAAAAATGTATGAGCAATCTATATACCCACAATTTAACGCACAGCTAGGAAGCAGCTCAGGAAATGCAAGTTTTTATAGTGGAGTTGAGAATGAAAACACCTCAGATGCCTATGGTGCTTTGCAAAATAGAATCGGGGGTCTTACGTCAGATGAATACAGAAGTATCAGCAAATCTACCGTAAAAGCCTTTAGAGAGGGTCAGGCGGTTTCACGACCATACCCAAGAGAGCAAAAAGGAATGATGGAAGATTTATTATCATCTCCTAATGTTTGGATAGAAAGAGGTTGGGTAGGTAGAGAGATATTTAGAGAAGATTTTAGTTCAATTCCTACTACGGATGATTGGACTTTAGTTGATGGAGATTTCACAACCGATGGAGGGGTTTCTTCTGCTGACGGGCATACAACAGGAACTAACACTTATTTTAAGGGAAACAACTCAGGAGATGATGAGGTTTGGGCTACTAGCAAAAAACTTTTTCAATACAATCCTGATAAAATTTATGAGGTTGAGGTAAGGGTAAAAAGAGAGTTAGGCTCAGGAAATACTTATTGTGGTCTTACAGGTTACAAAGCCGATAAAACAACAAGGGTAAGTACAACGGGTGCTGACTCAACTTCCAATGCACATTACATTACTTTAAGTGGTTATGTTCAAACAGCAGATGATGAGTGGGAGGTTCATAGGGGATATATTACAGGATTAAGAGAATCAGAATCGTTTACATTCCCTAGAGATAATGCTAATTTTGCATCTAAAGCACACGAAGACGTTAAGTTCTTTTCTCCTATGTTTGCAATGAATTACAACGATGCGGCAGGAAAATCTTTTATAGATTATATTGTAGTTAGAGAATACGAAAGCGACTTGCCAAATACTCAGGGTTGGTATAGCACACTTAATAGAAATTACTACGTTCCCGTAAACATTAAAGATGGTTCATCTACAAGTTTTGATAGCGAAAATCAATCAACTATGACTATAAGCTACATTGAAAGTAAAAACAAAAAAACAATACAGTAATGAATGAAATAAGACTAGAGTTAAGAGATGAATCTAATGGAATATTGGGTAATGTTGATATTACATCTAGTGATAATTTTCCTTTATCTTTGACCTATCAAAACTTTGACATAAGAAACTTTAACTCTAGGGGTGGTAGTTTTAGTAAGACTTTTAAGATTCCTGCTACAAAGAACAACAATCTATTATTCAACCACATATATAAAGACGGTAACATTGATGTTAAAAATGTTAGAAAAGAGATACCATCTACAATATATTTAGAGAATGTTCCAATAATTACAGGTACTTTAAGATTAACAAAAGCATTGAAGCAAACGGAGGTTTTGGAGTATGAGGGTATTTTTTTAGGCGACAATATGGATTGGGCTTCTAGCATAAAAAACCTAGAGCTAAAAGAACTTACTTTTGCAAAATCCGATGGCTCGGACTATGTTTTCGATAATGTTCAGGGTCTTAGCGGCAACAACAGAGATTACAATCAACAAGACAGTTCTTCCGACAAGATACTATATCCTTTGTCTTCTTATGGGGAGGGAGTTAGTTCAAGGAATCAAGTTTTTGATGGCGACTTCGCACCTGCAATATATTTAAAGAATGTTTGGGATAAGATATTCTCACAACAAGGATATACTGTTGAAAGTGAGTTTTGTAATAGCACTTTTTTTAAATCACTTGTAGTTCCTTTTAACTTTCAAAAGCAATCAGAGCAAGTAAACTTTAAATACGGAAAGATTGAAAAGTCTGATACTTATGTTGATTTAACGCAATTTGCAGAAACTAATTCAGATTCTTTAGAAGTTGCACATATTGGTTGGAATGAATACGCAGTAAATAGAAGCAATGGTTTTTTAGTAGATGAGGGTGATGATTTAACCTCTAATGTTTTAGCTAGATACCCTTTTAATGGTGCTACGATTACTGACGATGCAAATGTACCCTCGTCAGATGATACGGGAAACGTACAGAAAGGAACTAATGGCAACGGTAATTTATCGGGCAGCTCTTTAATTGTAAAAACAAACTCAGGTAGTCATACAATAAATTTTAATATAGACTTTAGGTGTAGTGGAGAAGCAAATTCTTTTGCTAAAATTAAATATAGGCTTATTGGAGAGGTTTGGAAATTTGATGATAATTTTGATGATGATATAACTAACTTTTACGGTGCTGTTGAAGCAACTGAATTAGGTACTAATACAAACCCAAACATAGAAAGAGTTTGGATAAGTGAAAATTTTGATTTTGAAGAAAACACAGATTACGACAGGGTTCATAACTTTTCAGGAGATGTTGATGTGTTTGGAGATTCAGAAGATAAATATATTTTTACTGTTGCGGTTCGAGTTATTGATTTTAACAATCCTCCTGTTGGAAATAGCTCTAATCTTGATTTTGGTTGGAAAGGTGGAACTTTTGAAATATCAGGCAATTCAGAAATAGAAACGGGAGAAACACTAGACGACATACAATATTTTCTTCCTAGAGGAAAGCAGTCAGATTTTGTATCGGGAGTTGCACAAATGTTTAATCTTCAGTTTCAAACAGATGTTGCGTCAAAAACCGTAAAAATTGAGCCTTACGATTATTTCTACAAGGACTTTACCGATTCTGTTGATTGGTCTGATAAGATAGATTATTCTAAGTCGATTCAAGATGAATTTATACACGATATAAAATCTGATCTTAAATTTCAATACAAAGATGCTTCGGGAGATGCTTTTTTGGAAAGATACAACAAAAAGAATGATACAGATTGGGGTGCTTACAGAGAGCTTGATGAAAGCGGTCTTTTTTCTGATGGAGAGTATGTGGTGGAAAACAAGTTTTTCTCTCCTACTTTTAATTGGTACGAATCAGACTACATAGATCAACCTGCTTTACACCAATACTCTAGGCGACCATTTATACCTATTTATCACAAAGAAGTAAGCAACTTAGATACATCTGTTAATACAGAAAGACCTGAGAAAGATTTTAATGTAGGTGCTAGGGTTTTAGTAACTCTACCTGTTTCGGCAGGAACAAGACAATATTTAAGTTCGCAGACGGGAAAAATAACGGGATATTCTAGGAGTACAAATAACGAAGTTATACCATCTAATGTTTTTCAAAAAGATTTTTGTAGAGCAAACTTTTTTCATTTAGATAATGCTAGAAACAATGCTGATGATGCAGATGTATTTGGAAATTTTATGAAGTTGAGTATTGGAACTTATAATGGAAGTTTAGTAGAAATAGACCCTAATCTGTCTTTTAACGATATTCTTTTTGATAACATAAATTCAGACACTAACGAATATAATATGAAAGGATTGTATCATCACTTTTACTCTAAAATGGTTGAGCAGTTAAAACAGAAACCAAGAATAAAGAATATACATATAAGTTTAGATAAAAAAGACATTGCTGTTTTAGACTTCCAAAGACTTGTTTACTTAGATGGAATTTATTACAGAATAAATAAAATAATTGATTTTAAACCACATCTAAAAGAAAGCACAAAGGTAGAGTTGGTAGAATATTTTGATTTAGGTGTTAGTGATAACGCAGGACAAGTTATGAACATAAAAGATAGACTGAATTTATAATGGGGAAAATATATAGCAAAGAGGAAAATAAGTTATTGTCTAATAAGGTGTATTGCACTATTGACGGAGTTAAAACACCTGTTGTTTATAGGTACTCGGAAAACTCTTACTCTAGTGGAGAAGAATACAGTTATTTGAATGACTTATATATTACAAACAAAAAACGAATTTCATCTCAAAGAGGTTCTAAATCAAAATTAAACTTGAGTAAAAGATTTTTAGAAACTGAAAACGAAGTTACAACAACCGTACTTCCTGTTTGTGTTTTTGATTTTTTTGCAAAGGTTTATGATGTTAGTGGCAATGTCGAAAGATGGAAAAGTTCATACAGTAGTCCTACGCTAAGTCAATCAACTTCAGCCAATAGACCATCTTTAGGTATTAATGGTAGCGGTGTAAACGGATTTACTCCCATATACTTTAATAATGATGAATCTGACTTTATGTCTTTAGACTCAGCTATTACTTTGTCAGGATATTTTACAATGTTCTTTTACATAGAGCCGATACCAAATCCTGTTATTAAGTATCAAAGACTATTAGGAAAAAGTGATGACAACAATATGTTTTTATCAATAGGGGAATCATCGGGAAAATCATACAAATTAAGTTTTGATGGCTCTACAAGCACCGAAGTAAACGCTAATGGAACGTATTGGTCGCCTAGCAGCAAAAAACTCTTAATAACAATACAAAGAAAAGGAACTACCTTAACAATAAGAGAAAATAAGACGGAAATAGTTAATGGCTCTAGTTATTCTAATGACTTTACATTTGACCAAGTTGGGAAGTTGGGTAACAATACTGACTTTTTCTTTAACGGTTCTATATATCACTTCTCTGTTTTTAACGGTCATATAAGCAACAACCTAGAAGTTATTGAAAACTCAATAATAAATTCTATTAATAAGGCTAAAGGTATATAATGAAGAACCTACAAAAAGTATTTAAAGAAATAGGAAAGAAGCTAGTTTTTCAATTTAAAAGAGAACTAGAGCAACAAGGACACAGGGCTTCTAAGTCAGATAGTGTAATAGATGGAATAGCATTTAAAACGTCTATAATGGGTTTAGATGTGTTTACAAACAAAGATTACATTCACGCACTTAACGAAGGTCAGAAATCACATTCTCCTAAACTACAAAACATTTTAGATTGGATAGAAGATAGAAAAGATACAATCCCGTATTCTAATGAGCAAGAAAAACACGAAATAGCTTACGCTATTATAAGACGAATAAAGCTAGAAGGTACTCCTACTAAGGGTGCTTTTAAATACAGTAAAAACAAAAGAAGGACAGGATTTATTGAGCAAGTTATAAATACAAACAGAAAACAAATAACAAAAGATATTCAGACTGCTGTCGGAAAAGACATAGAAATATTATTTACTAAACTACCAAAAGAAATATAATGGCAAAGAACACCACTATACACAGAATACAGATTGAAGGTACTAGCGACTTAATTAAATTAAGAAAAGAGTTAGATGGCTACCAACAATCCTTAAAAAAGGTTAAGAAAGAAACGAAAGATGGTATGACTAGCGGACAAGCTAAGAAGTATCAAGAACTTTCTAGCTCTATAAAAGCTACTCGTAAAGAGTTAAATCAAGCCGAGAAGTCTTTAAAAGGAATGAATACTTCTAGTAAGAAAGGTATTGGTTTTATAGGTAAGATGGCAGGTGCTTTTACTGTTGCAACTTTAGCTGCTAGTGCTTTTCAAAAAATATCAAGGGCGGTAACTCAGGCTATTGTAGGAGGTGTTGAAACTTTCAAAAAGTATGAATTTGCCATGTCTAAGGTAAAAGCAATTTCAGGTGCTACTGAATCTGAATTTAAGGCTTTAGACAAGTCTGCTCAAGATTTGGGTCGTACAACATTTTTTACTGCGGAAGAAGTAGCAAACCTGCAAATAAATTTTTCCAAGCTAGGTTTTACAGCAAAAGAAACTCTTAACGCACAAGAAGCTGCTCTTAATACTGCTATCGCAACAGGAGAAGATTTAGCAAGAACAGCAACGGTAATTGGTTCTACACTTAGGGGTTTTGGTCTTGATGCTAGTGAAGCGGGTAGAGTTTCAGATGTTATGGCTGCATCTTTTACGGGTTCGGCATTAACACTTGAAAAGTTCCAAACAGCAATGACAAAGGTTGCACCTGTTGCAAAGATATTAGGTATGTCTTTAGAAGACACTACCGCAACTCTAGGTGTTCTTACAGATTCAGGTATTGAAGCATCTATTGCAGGTACTTCGCTTCGTAATATATTCTTAAAATTAGGCGACCCGTCTTCTGATTTAGCTAAGTCTATTGGATTTACAGTAAACTCAGGGGAAGATATGGTTGTTCAGTTTAAGAGAATGGCTAAAGAAGGGGTTAATGTTGAAAAAATGCTTGAGATTGTTGATGTAAGACAGGTAGCCGCTATATCTACAATGATTGAAAACATAGATGTACTTGAAAGACAGATTGGTGCTTATGAAAATAGTGCAGGTGCAGCAAAAGATATGGCTGACATTGTTGGCGACAACCTTGAAGGTGCAATGCTTAGGTTTAAGTCTGCAATGCAAGGATTAGCTATTGTTTTAACAGAAAAAATTGCACCTATTATTACTTCGGTAACAGAAGGTTTTACAAAATTTGTTTCTCTCATTACACAAGCAGCAGACACTAAACTTAGCGAGGAATTAGAAAATGATAGAATTGCTTTAATTGGTTACGAAGCAAGATTGAGTGATGCAAATTTAAGTCAAGCTAATAGAGTAAAACTAATAAAAGAGTTAAAATCACAATATCCTGATTATTTAAAAAACATAGATGCAGAAAAAGTAAGTAATGACCAATTAAAAAAATCATTACAAGGAGTTAATGATATGCTTGTTAATAAGATACTCTTACAAAAAGAAGACGAAAAGATACTAGAAGCGGCTCAAGATGAAGCTGATGCTATATCTAAAAAAAGAGAGAAAGCAAAAGATTTAGAAGCAGATATTGCAAGGCTATCAGACAAACACAATTTATCCTTAAAAGAAGGTCTTACGCTTCAGGAACAAGCTGATGACTTAGCAGAAAGAATAAAACAAAAAAATCGAGATAATAATATAGGAGGTAGGGATTCAGAAGTAGAAAGTATGCTTTTGAATATGCGACAACTAAATAATGCTGAACAAAAAATGCTTGAGTTAGCAAATGAAACTTCTTTGCTTGAAGAACAAAAATTAGCATTAATGAAAGACTTAAACATTGAGTTAGACAAGCAGGATGATAAAAAAACCACAACCACTCCTCCAACAAAAGGAACTCCTGTTGATGAAACATTTATTATTCCCAAACCTGCTGATGTTCTTAGCAGAATAAAAGAGTTAGAGCAAATAATTGCAGATGGAACAACGGATTTAAAACAAAAATATATTGATGGAGAGATTTCTACTGAAGCAGAATTGCAACAAGCTATATTTGATTTAAAACTAGATACCTATAATAAAGAATTAAATTTAGTAAATATGAGTTCAGCCGCTCATCTTGAAGCATCAGAAAGGTATATAGATTTAAAAACAAAAGAAAAAGCAGCAGACGAAGCAGTTGCAAATAAAAAGAAACTACAATCTGATGCGGAAGTAGAAGCTCTAAATAAAAAAGAAGAACAGGAATTAAAAAATATACAAACAACTATTTTACACGCTGCAACTGCTCAGGAAGCAATATCACAGCTTTTAAGTCAGAAAGTAAATGAAATATTACTTGAAGCTATGGCTAGTTTGTTTAAAGACAAAACACTTCCTTTTCTCGCTAAAGTTGGTATAGCTGTTGGAATGAAAAGTTTGATAACGCCATTAATAAGCAACCTAATGGGAAGCGTAGGTGGAAGTAAGTTTGCTAACGGTGGACTTACAAACGGAGGGATGTTTAAAGGTGCTTCACACGCTAACGGTGGTGTTAAGTTTGCAGTAGGTGGAAGAATACACGAAGCAGAAGGTGGAGAAGCTATTATAAACAAGCGTTCTACTGCAATGTTTAAACCAATGCTATCTGCTATAAATCAAGCAGGAGGTGGTGTTAAATTCGCTAACGGTGGGTTTTTATCAACAGGAGAGAAGTTTGCAATGGGTGGAGAAGTTGCTGACGTACAACAAATGATTAGTGGTGCAGGTGGCTCTACACAAGTTGTAATGGTAGAGAGTGATGTAACTAGAACACAAAGTAGAGTTTCCAATATTGAAAGTCAAGCTACTTTTTAGTATATTGCACAATGGCTATAAGACAAAATAAAAAAGAAATAGTATTAGAATTCGTAGATAATATATACGAAGAACTAAAATTAAAGTATTCTGAAGATGCGGGAATAAAGAATGTTCTGTATCACTTAGCAGAAAACGGTCTTATAGACCCTAAGCAGTTGAGAGATTATATGGTAATATATGATTACAATAAAATTATAGAAGAAAACGCAGGGCATAAGACGTTTACTTTTATGGATTTGTCTATCAAATATGACATATCTGACAGAACTGCTCAAAGCATTGTTTATAGAGGAAAACATAAATTTAAGAATGAAAATAACATAAGATAAAGGTTTTACAACTTTTTTCGCAAAGTCTATAATAACTATATATATATTTGCAACTATGAACAAATGGTACTCAATAGAAAACAAGGCAGAAAGTAGTTCAGTTGAAATCTCAATTTACGATGAGATAGGCGACTACGGAACTTCTGCTAAAGACTTTATAGAAGAAGTAAAGAGTGTTAGCGAAAGAGATATTACATTAAGAATCAACTCTGTTGGTGGTAGTGTTTTTGATGGACTTGCTATTTACAATACTTTACGCTCTCATAGAGGGTATGTAAACATTAAGATTGAGGGCTTGGCTGCTTCAATATCTACTGTTATTGCAATGGCGGGAGATAATATTGAAATGTCTGAGAACGGATTTTTTATGATACACAACCCATTCGGACAATCGGCAGGAGAAGCAGTTGATATGCGTAAGACTGCTGATTTACTTGACAAGATAAAAAGTGAAATTATCGAAATTTATATGAAAAAGACTAACTTAACTTATGATGAGTTGTCTAGTATGATGGATAAAGAAACTTGGTTATCAAGTCAAGAAGCTGTTGAATTTGGTTTTGTTAATAACATAACAGAAGCAATGAAAGTAGCTGCATCGTTTGACCTTTCTAAATTTACTAATGTGAATGAAAAAGAGGTGAACGACAAACTAGGATTAATTAATAACCAAAAATCATTAAAAATGACCGAAGAATTAAAAACTTGGTTTAATGGTGTTAAAGAGGAAATCTTAAACGCTGTTAAAGGAGAGGATGTAGTTTCATCTCCTGCTAAAGAAGTTTCAGTTCTTTTTTCTGACAATGAAGAAGTAGTAAACAAGTTAGAAGAACTTGAAGATAACGCTATCTCTTTAAGAGAAGAAAAAGAAGAACTAGCAGGTCTTGTTGGAGAAAAAGAAAGCGTTATTGCTGAACTAACTAACAAGAATTCTGAATTAGAAGCTAAACTAGCAAAAAGCGAAGCTACTGAAACTGTTGTTGAAGCTGAAAGCGACCCTACTATTGTTACTGAAGAAGCAGTAGTAAATGAGTGGGATAGCTTTGCTAAATCAATTTTAAAATAATAATATAAATTAACTAAACTTTTAGTATTATGGCATTTCCAAATACAAACAACTTACCTGCGTTTACGCAGATGGATGCTAACCAAAGCATTATTTCTCCTTTGTTCTTAGGACAAGACTATATGGAGTATATGAATGTTCTTCCTGACATTAAGGGAGTAACAAAAATTGACCACTTAGGGTCATTATCAAAAATTACTAAGGCTTTTACAGCAGGTGCTTTCGCAGGAGAAACTACGGGTACTTTCTCAGGTGTTACTATTACTCCTGCAAGAGTTGAAGCTGAAATTGAATTTTACTCTAACTCTCTATTCGGGAAAGTAAAAGCTCAATTAATGAAAGGTAACTTTGAGTTCGATAACATTGACGGTACTGCTGTTAAGAATGTACTTATCGACTTAATCGCACAAGGAATCAAGGCTGACTTTAACAGACAGTTATTCTTAGGAAACGCTGCTCTTACAACGGGTGGAGATTACTTAGACTACAACTCTTATGACGGTATATTCGAAGTATGTAAAGATACTTTAGCTGCTGCTCAAAAATTAGATGTTACTGACATTGCGGGTGTTGCTGATGGAGAAGCTCTTGGCGAAGCTGCTGATGGTGTAACAATCTTACAAGCAATGTATGACGCTGCTACTCCTGAATTATTAAGTGCAGGAAATCACGTATTCTTTGTATCAGGCGATATTTACGACAGATATACTGAATACTTAGAGGGTACGGGTTATGCTGCGGCAGGACACTCTGTACTTGTAAACGGTATTCCAAACTTAACTTTTAGAGGTATTCCTGTAATGGTTCGTAGAGATTGGGATGTAGCTATTGCTTCTGACTTTGCTATTATTAACGGTGCTTCTGCTGCTGTTGAAACTCACAGAGCTATATTGACTACTCGTGATGCAATCATCGTAGGTACTGACTTTAGCGAAAGTGCAATGGAACAATGGTATTCTCAAGACAACAAGTCTTACAGATTCCGTGTATCTTATATGTGTGGTGTAGCTTTAGCTGATGCTAAATTAGCTGTTGTTTATACTGCTGATGCTTTAGCATAATTAATATAATTAATGGGGGATGAAATACTCCCCCGTAATTTTTAACTTTTAAATAATAATAAAATGGCAATAGAAAATTTAAGCATAGCACATTCTGACTTAGAGGTTAGAGGTGGACTGCAATACATTGCAATAGGTCTTTTATCAGATGCTTCTGCAATGGTATTTGTAGATGCTGATGCTCATACCGTTTCTTATACTGCTGCTTCTGCTTTAGAGCTTTTTGACCTTAAACAAGGTACAGGTTCTTTGGCTACAAGTGGTTCTAAAGAGGGGGGAACAATTATGTTTGAACACACGGTTTCATTCTACGTTCCTAACTGTTCTTCTGCTCACTTGAGAGCTTTAGAAACATTAAAAGACCAAGATATAGTTGTTGTAGGACAAGGATATGATACTAATAAGTTTACATTAGGTATGTCTAAGGCTTTTGGTCTTGAAGACAGTACGCTAGGTAATGTTCAAATGAGAGCAAGACTTTCTGCAATAGAGGGTGGTACGGGTGCTGCTTTAGGAGATGAAAATGGCTTGACAGTAACTATTACTGCTCAATCAGGAGAACTACCAAGAGTATGTGCTAACACTATCACACTTGATACTTCTGCGGGAACTGCAACTTTATCATAATAATTAACTAAAAGGGAGTGTAGAGTGTATTTTTTTGCACTTTACTCCCTTTTTATTATATTTACAATATGTATAAATCCAATTTAAACAAAGGAACAACATTCTTTAATGATTTTAAAGTTAGTTGGTCTAAAGCAACCCAAGAAGAACTTAAAAAAGTTTATGACTTGGGATTTACTAATTTTGTAACCAAAGTAGAAGATGCAGAATCAAAAAAAACAAACTCAAAAGCAAAAAAAGCAAAAAGCAAATCCTCAGATAAAGAGTAGTTTCGGTGCTAAGTACGCTTTTGTTAATCTTTCTACTCCGCAGGTTTCTTCTGAGGTAAAAGATTTAGATAGACTAAGAGAAGATTGGATGCCATTTGGTAAAGACAATTTGTTTCCACAATATCTTGCTGAGTTAAAAAGACAATCTTCAACTCATCGTTCTGTATTAGCACAAAAAACAACTTTTACAACAGGTGCAGGTTTTACAACTGAAAATGAAGAACTTAAAGGCTTTATAGAAGATGTAAACGCAAATGGAGAGAGTTTAAAGGACTGTTTTAAGAAATTAGCAGACGACTACTATACTTATGGTAATGCTTTCTTAGAGGGGGTTGTTTACGATGGTGGTATTAATTTTTATCATAAGGATGCTTCTACTGCAAGACTATCAAAAAGTAAAACTCACGTTTACTTTAATCCTGATTGGTCTAACTACAAGAGAACTAAACAAAAAACACAAAGAATACCTATATATCCTAACATATCGGCAAGTAGATTTATAATACATTACAAGGACTACGAGAGTACATTTAACTTTTACGGATTGCCTGATTACGTTGCTGCATTGGAACATATAGCGATAGACTATGAGATTGGTAAATACAATCACACAGCTTTTAAAAACGGATTTAGCCCATCTGCTATTGTTACTGTAAATGGAGATTTTGGCGAAGCTGAAGCAGAGAAGTTTGTTGAAACTGCTAAAGACACTCTTACGGGTAGTGGTAATAACTCTAAGATACTTTTCTTAGTAAAGAATGGAGATGATGCAAATAGCACAGACGTTCAAATTTTAAACAACAAGGAGGATGGAGATTTCTTAGATTTACAGAAATTAACAGACCAAAACATAATTACTGCTCATAGGTGGCAACCTGCTTTGAGTGGTATCGTTTCATCAGGAAAGATGAATAATACAGGTAGCGAAATAAGAATTGCTTATGACTTGGCGATGAGTACGGTTATTAGAGATACTACTAACATGCTTCTTTCTCCTATAAAAAGCGTTATAAACAGGGAATTAGGCATAGACACTTCGGACTTATCTGTTGTTTATGAACCACCTATTTCATTCTTAGCTGACATAGACCCTAAACAAGTTCTTACTGTTAATGAGCAAAGAGCAATGCTTAACAAAGACTTACCTAATATTGAAGACGGGGAACTATTGATTTCAGACAGACAGTTAATTAGAGTAGAAAAAACAACAACAACAAACGTAAGTTAATATGGCAAATGTAAGACAGTACAATAATTTTGTAACAGCATCAGAGGTAATAGCAAATGCTTTTACTAATCAGGCTACTGATACAGCACTTATATCTGATAGTATTTTAGATATTGCTGAACTTGCACACATTAAGCCTGAGCTTGGTTTGGACTTCTACGAAGAATTAAAAATACAAAATCATAACAGCACACTAACTACTGATAATCAGGCACTTATGACGCATTATCTAAAACCTGCTTTATATTGGTTTACTCGTTTTGAGGTTATGAATGAGATACAGTACAATACAACCTCAGCAGGTTTAGTTGTAAATATTTCGGAGTTTAGCAGTCCTGCAAACGTAGAGCAATTTAATCAGATGAAGTCTGATACTTTTAGAAAAGCTAAAGTTTTTCTTGATGATATGATTGCTTTTATAACTCACGAAGACCAAGTAAATAAGTTTCCTTTATATGGAACAGATGGGGATAGCTCTATGCCTGATCAAGATATAGCTAGTAAGTTAAACGGTATAATTTTTTACTAATGGATAGTGTAATATATTACATAAAGCAAATATTTAATCAAAATGTAAGAAAAAATGATGACTGTCCTGATGGATATGAGCATCAAATGCCTGACGGAAATTGGATGTGTGGTAGGGAACACCCTGAGCCTTACAACTTTTCACAAGAAGAAATAGACGAAACATATACGGAATACAAGTCGTCTGTTAATATGAGCTACTCTGAATTAAAGAGATGGTCTGAAACTGAGTGTAGCAAGAAAGCTAGTATAGGTAGAACCGCAATAAACAGAAATCTAACATTACTCTCTAAGAAGAAAGCTGATTGGACTTCTGCAAACGCAACCGAAGCTAGAAAAGCTATTGCGTATATAGCAAGAGCTATAAAACAACCACAAGGCAAAAACGTGAGTAAAGATTGCCCATACTCTAAAAATTACATTGCTTTGAAAAATTGGGCTTACGATAGAAACAAAAAGTAGTAAGATATGGCAAGTAATGAGCATAGTGGACTAGACAATAGTCAGCTTCACGTTCCTAAAGATTTTAGTTCGGCTTCAGCTAATACCGTTTTAACAAAAGATGGAAGCAATGATTTAATTTGGGCTGACGATAATTTAAGACGTAGCCAATTTGTAAGGGTTGGTGGTTTTATGAGTAAATCCGCATCAAGTGAGTTTGCACCTACTTACGCTAGTGGTACGCAACACTCTTTCGATACTGTTGTAAATTTTTCATCAGGAACAACACTTTCTGATGCACAAGAAGCAGTTGCACATTCACAGTTATACTGTATTAGAAATGGCTATGTAAATGCTTTTCAAGGAGTTATAGCAATAACAAGCGGTAGAAGTGTTGAAATTAGAATTTACAAAGGAACTCCAACGGATGAAAGCAGTTCAGGATTTACTCTTACTCAATTAGGAGATACTGCAACTGAAACGGGAGAGGGAAATACTACACCTAATGTTTTTGGAACAGGGTCTTTGAGTTCTTCGTCTTCTTTTTCAGCAGGAGATATTTTAATAGTAACACTAAAACCAACAGCAGCAGCATCAACTGTTGTTAGATTTAACTCAACAATAGAGGTTGTATATAACGATTAAATATGGCATCAACAGCACAAGAAATAGCACTAATGAAACAGAAAATGGAATCAATGGAAGATAAACTAGGGGGGGTAGATGCTAAGCTAGACAACCTAACTAAGAAACTTCTTGACCCTGATGTTGGTGTAGTTTCTCGTGTAAATCAAAATACACAAGCTAGAAAATTAATAAGCAGGGCTATGTGGTCTTTATACATCATTGTTATTACCGCTATTGTTAGTCTTCTTTTTAAAGTGTAAAAATAAAAAAATAACAATTACAAACGCAAAAAAAATATGGAACAAATATTTGAATTAATACAGCAGTATGGTTTGTCTATGGTTTTATTAATAGGCTCTTTATACGCTTTATATCAATTTACTTTTTTTAGTATTAAAGAAGTAAAAGTAGGTTTTGAAAAAAGGCACGAAGTTTTGCATCAGCAAATGAATGATGTTAAAGAAAAATTAAATATTATTTTAGAATTTATAAAAGATAAAGAAAAATGAATTGTAATTGCAATAAAAATTTAAAAAAGTGTAATTGTGCAAAGTCTGCTGAAACTGCTGAAACTGCTGAAACTGTTGTTAATGGTTTTGATGCGTGGATAAACGTATTAGAAGAAGAAGAACAACCAACTTGCAATATCGAGAACCAAGAAGATTGCGAAAATTGTGGTAGCTAATGAAATTAGAGTTAAATTTAAACAATGTAATACAGGCAATAAGTATTGCTTTGCTTTGTTGGTGTGGCTCTACGCTTTATAGGTTGGATAAAGATAGTCAGCTTGTAGATTACAGAATACAACAAATAGAAATACAAACATTTCATCAGGACTGCAAGTGGTGTAATCACAATCATTCAGAACACGGCAAAATCAAAGTTAATAAAAACAAGGCTTGGTAATGGAATTAGTTGTATTAAGATATAATTTACAAAATGATAGCACTAACGGAATGTTATTGCAAAAGACTACAAATGGCTATGACTTTCTTTGTTATACGCTAGAAGATGAGTATAGGGTAAGTAAGGTAAAAGGAGAAACTATGATACCTTATGGGTGTTACGAAATTAAATTAAGAAAAGAGGGTGGATTTCATAAAAAATATAGCGAAAGATTTTCTAATATACATAATGGTATGTTGCATATCGTTGATGTTCCTAATTTTGAGCATATTCTCATACATTGTGGCAATACTGATGAACATACTTCAGGCTGTTTACTCGTTGGCGACAATCAAGAAAATAACGGATTAATTTCTAATGGATTTATAGGCAAATCTTCACAGGCTTATAAAAGAATTTATCCTCCAATTTTAGATGCTTTAGAAAAAGGAGAGAAAGTGTTTATAGAATATATACATATAGACAGCTTTACTAATAATTAATTAACCCTTGCCAAAGGGTTCACAAAGGGTTGTTTATACCCTATATAATAAAGCTAAAG